AGGAGTGTATAGTGTAGTGCTTTTAATATATCTCTTTTTGCTTGTCCCTTCTTATCATACCTACTAAGGTACTTAATGGCATTAGATCTACAGAATGATTCTCCATCTCCTACTGACTCAATAAGATCCAGTGTTTGGACATTGTTCTCTTTGGAAGTATAGTGACCACCATAAGTGGTAGAAATATAATCCTGAAGAGCTTTGATAGACTCATCTTCTTTATATTTTCTAGTACAATCCTTTTGTATTCCAGGAGTAGGAATTTCTACATCTGGAATATTGATATTCAAAGTCTCAGCATGTGGCCAAGTATCTGCATAAACAGAATCTCCTATAGCATCTCCTGCATAAACAAAATCTGCTGTAGATCCATATGCAACACTAGTATTACCTACAGTAAAATCTAAATTACTAGTATCAATACTAACATTGTTAATTGAATCAGTAAGATCAAAGTTAACAAAATCACCCATTGATGCTGTGTTACCTGTACTAACAACTATAGTATCATCAGGTTCTGTATTTTTTATTGGAAAAGTTTCATTCATAGTCCCATAATATTCGTCATAAAGTAAGCTCCATGCATTAACCATACCACTATTCCTCCACTTTGTCAATGTCTACATCAGCATCTACCTTATCATATAACTCAAGGAATGCTTGCTTAGTCTCATCATCAAATCTATTAGTACATACCTTGATTGCTTTCAACTTATCACCAAAGATACTATATGCTCTAATGATATGAACCAATCTTCTGGTTGAGATTACTTCATCAATACCACCATCATAGAATGTTCTTCTAATAATATCTGCCCAGTCTACAAGATGCTTGATGTACTTATCATCATGACATCCAACACTAGCAGAATGCAATCTCATAATCTTAGTCTCTATTGCTGGTGATGCATAGTCTTGCTCAAAGGTTACACAGAATCTTTCAAGGAATGCTTCATTCAATACATTTGTACCAATGAATCTACCATCATCAGATCCCTTACCCTTTGTATTAGCAGTAGCAACAATATTGAAACCTGCTGCTGGTTGAACAAACTTACCAATCTTCTTAAGGAATAATCCCTTACCTTCTAGTACTGGTTGCAAGCAAAGTATCTTGTTAGATGCAAGGTCAACTTCATCTAGTAATAGAACTGCACCTCTTTCTAGTGCTTCAATAACAGGACCATTGTGCCATACAGTAGCACCATCAACCAATCTAAATCCACCAATCAAGTCATCCTCATCAGTCTCAATGGTAATGTTGACTCTAATCAACTCTCTACCTAGTTGAGCACATGCTTGCTCTACACCAAAGGTCTTACCATTACCTGATAGACCAGTGATGAATGTAGGATAGAATTGCTTAGACTTAAGGATAGCCTTTACATCATTGAAAGGACCAAACTTAACAAAAGCATCATCCTGATTAGGAACTAAGTTTTGCTGTACTGTAGGTTCCACTGCAGGAGCACTAAAGGACTTCTCAATATTCTCTACTGCCTTGGTAGTAACTTCAAGGTTCCACTTGCCTCTACCAACTTTAAATTTTTCTATCTTCTTAGTAACAGTTTGATAAGCAATATCATTTGCAGCACAGAATCCACGTACATCAGGGGCAGTGAACTCTTTACCATAATTGCTTCTCAACCCATCAACAATTTCTTTCTCAGTCATTTTAATCTCAAACATAATGTAGTGGATTTCATTTCTATAATCATATTATAGACCAAAAAGGGGGTCTTTAAACCCCCACTGTGCCAGTTTGTTAAATGTCACAAGGAGCATCATACTCCCTTTGCTTATTAAAAAATTCTCCCATAGATGATGATACATCAGGAGGTTCAGGGTCTTTATACCCCTTCATCTTCTTCCATCTATTATGCAATGCACCCATCATCCATGACTGAGATAGACTCTTAGGTCCATTCTCAAGCAGGTCTAGCTCATACTTACTAGAAGTGTATGCTTTATACTCCTCTCTCCAATTAGAATCATCATATGTTGTCATTTTTTATAAGCAAAGGTTTTCTTTTTAATTTGAGTATCACCTTCTGGTGAAGTTTGGCCTGGTTTAAATTTACCTGCCTTTATTCTTTTAACATTTCTACCTTGACTATCTTTACCAAGTCCACCCTTTCTCGTTGCTGATACTGTACCAGTTTTTTTGGTCTGTGTCAAGACTGCATCCTGACCATATTTCTTACCTAATGATTTAACTGCTTTCTTAAACTTTCTCTTACCCTTCTTACCAGAAGTAACTACATGACTTCTCTCTTTAACCTTAGAAGTCTTACCAGTCTTGTCATCCTTCTCGTCCCATCTTCCAGATACTTTAGTAGCACCTGGAAGACCCTTACCTTTTATATCTTTATCTAACTGCTTAGCCCTTGCCTTGTTTTCCTTCTTCGATTTGTCACCACGACTTCCAGAGATGACTGCCATACCACCTTTGTCAGATTTACTCTTAATTCTACTTAGACTGCTCTCATCTAACTTAGAGCAAAATTCATTGAATGTCTTCATGCAACCAAAGAAACGAATTCTCCTAACACCTTTTTATTTAGTTTTTTTGTCTTTAGTGACTTTACAAAAGCAGTCTTTATTTGTCCTTTTGTTGCACCATCCTTAACTTCAAACTCAGTATCATCTGCAAGAGCACTGGAAGAAAGACCAAAGTATGCATTGTAACCACTGCTCTTAATAGTAAATGTCTTCAACTTTCTCCAGTCCTTCATACACTTATCATAGTCAGCAGGATCATCACAATATCTTCTTAGGATATTACTACCTTCTCTTGGAGGAAGCACTCTGATACCTATAAAGTTAGATGAAGGAAATTTATCTTGTAGATTTTTAATAAGAGCATCAGTAAATTGCCACCAAGAATAACCAAACCTATAAACTTTACCTAAAGATCTATCTCTCAAAGAACAATTACTAGGATTAATACCCCTCAATCCCATCTTATATTCATCACTATTAAAGTAATCTTTCACCTCAACATGATAAGGCATGGAATTTGCTTCACCATCAGTTAAGATAATGCACTGCACCTTCTCTACATTATTATCTTTCTGAAACTTAGGAAGAAGTTTATGAAGAGTTATAAGTGCTTCATTCAATGGTGTTCCTGATAAACACAATCTAGTAGGATAACTATATCTGCTACCATAAGTGTTATAAAATACACTAGCAATCCTCCATATATTCTTTAACTGATGTTCTAACTCATTAGTTCTTACCTTACTAGTAAGAAGATTCATTAAAGAGAAATCTTCTTCAACTCTTAAGTTATACTCTTGAACTTCATATGGTAACTCATTATCTCTTGCATTCCATTGACCAGTAGGATCTTGCTCTCTTCTCTTCCACTCATTAGTGAAAGCATAAACATCAAATGGAATAGATACTTTCTTACAGAACCATATAAGATTATAAAGTTGCTTGACAGTATCAAGCATTTCTCTAGACATGGAACCAGACCAATCAAGAATAAAGACTAGTCCATGATTCTTACCATCAGGTAAGACTGTTACCTTTTTAAATAGATCCTCATTAAACTTATAGGTATGAAGTCTAGCAGTATCCAATACACCAGTTCTACTAGTAGCAGCACGTGAGTATGCACTAGCAGCTTTCTTACACTCAAACTCTTTTACAAGATATGATACTTCCTTCTGTGCATCTCTTTTAAACTGATTATACTCTGCATCTACTTCTTCAAATAAATTTGATTTCCTATCTGTATGCTCATTAATAAAATCTTGCTGAGATTTCCATGACCTATCAATCTCTTTATGAACTTCTTCATTAGAAGCAATAATCTTTTCTAAATCTAAATCAGGAATCTCAAGATAAACATTCTCTACAGCATTCTCTCTTACTAGATCTTGAAGATGACTCTCTAATGACTCAGCAGTTTGAACTTCTGGTTCTTTCTGCTCTTCTGCTACTGGTGGAGCAGGTTGTGCATCGGGTGTCTCATCATCCACTTCTTGTCCATCCACTTCATCAGTCTCTAGATCTGATGAATTATTAGGTATATCCATCTCACCATCACCCTCTTCCTCATTCTTCTGTGTCTGTTGTTCTTGATTTACTTCATCCTTACAATACTCATAAAGAATCTTTGCTGCTTCCTTTGCTTCCTTAAAAGTCTCACACTTTCCAATCATCTCAAGAATCTTAATCTCAGCATCTGTAAAAGGAACATCAAGGAACGCACCCACCTTATAGTATAGGTTAACCCTATCAGCAAGATTAAGATCATCAATATTTTCATCCTTTACCTCAAAGAAATCTTTATTATGCAACTCATGATATCCTCTATAGAAAGTTTTAGCAATACCAAGATACTTTCTCTTCATTAACTTTTCTATTCTTACATCTTCAACCACATTCAAGAATGTAGCAGGAACTTCAACACCCATCTCTTCATCAGGTGTAAAGAGTGCATGTCCTACCTCATGACCAACCAACATATCATATACATGATTACTTGCCTTTTCCCACATAGGAAGAAGCAACTCTCTTGTATG